TGGGTTTCATAGTCCCGGCACGTTTGTTTCGTGATTTCGGAAAGAAGTTTCCGGCCCCACCATTTGGAAAGTGCCGTCAGGCCATAGGCCGTCGAGCGCGGAGCCGCCGTTTCCGGCAGGTGCTCTTGCGAATAGGTGAGCAGGACTTGCGCTATCACGATCCGGTCCGCCCGTTTGGTTTCGACTGGGTTGGAGTGCTTGAGCGCGATGTATTCCGCGAGGGCTTTTTCAGCTTGCTCACGTTCATGCTCAAGGCATCCAGTGCGCTTTGCGTATGATCGATCTCGGATGATCCAGACACCTTCACGCTTGTTGAGGTAGAGGCGAGGCGGGAGCGCGTTCTTAGGCATAGCTTCAACCAGTCATTCAGCATGGCGGGGGTGACACAGTAGCGCTTGCCGATTTTGAACAGCGTCAGGCGTCCGGCTTTGTGCTCATTGCGCAAATGCGCTGGCGTGCACGCGTCTTTCAAAATGCGCTGGCAAGCTTCGCCGATCGTGAAAATCTCGTCGGGGTGGAACTGGGTCATTCGCAGGCACCCCAGGCGGAACAAGCTGTTCCAAAATTCTCGGTCGCGTCGAGAAATGCATCATACTGGCGCCCGCCTCGGCTGGTTTTCGACCATTCGACACGCTGGCGAATACCGAAGCGAGCAAGCGACCAATCGAACTCCGGGCTGTCCCATTCTTCGGCCAGCACCGGATCGTCGCAGACATTGAAAAAGGTGGAGTTGCCTTTCTTGCTCACGTTACTGACAATTGCTTCCCATTCCGCGATGCGGTCGATATGGTCAGGAAAGCGTTGTGCAATAGCGCGTAGTTCGTCTTTGCGGCACATGACGCAGGGCATGCACCCCACGCGGGTCATTCCGGCATCGTACAAGGGATTCCATGATATGCCGTGTCGGCGGTGGTAGGAGAAAACATCGTCTGTGGACCAGTCGATAAGCGGGCGATAGGCGTAGGCGCTCCAATTCTCACCTTCACGACGCACTGCGGCGGGCATTGAATGTGGAACCGCTTCCATGCGTTGTAATCGCGGCAGATATCGACGAGCTAGGCTTTCTTCCGCGCGGACACCCTGCCATGAAACAACGGTCCTGCCAGCTTCCAGCAATGGACGCTGAACCCCGAAGATTGGGACGATTTTCAATTCGTCGGTACAGAAACGGGTTTTGGCCGAAGGGAACCGGGTTTTCCAGAGGCAGAGGTCAATGAACGGATTGCCGGTGGGGTGTAACAGCGCGCAGGCGCGATCCACAAGCGATTGGGAAATACCCTCAAGCGGCCAATGCTTGGCGATATAATCGCGCTTCTTGGCGATACGGACAGAGAAATCGGCCTTCACCCACCGGATTTCCGGCCCGCCTGTTTTCTCCGGCAGGGCGCGCACAAAATCGTAGGTCCATTCGTGCTCATTGCCCGTGTCGGCAAACACCGCCATGAATGGCAGTCCGCGCTCCATGGCCCGGAGATATGTGGCAACGCTGTCCTTGCCACCGGAAACGGAAACGATGTGGGCGAGGGTCATAGCGCCAGCCTCGCAATATCAATGACGGTCATGAACGCGAGGCAAGCGAGCCAGCCAGCGCCGAACGCGGCAAAGGCTACAGCGCGTAACAGATAGCGGCTTGGCTTTTCTGGCTTTACGGCGGGCGCTGGCGCTTCCTCGGTTTTCCCTGGCTTCCTGTTCCAATGCTCGATTGGCAGCACGTGGACGCCGGCGCAAATGTCAGCCAGGCGCTGGAGTCGGGTTGCGGCGTAAACCGGCCCGCGCCCTTGCGACAGGCGACGCACGCCGGCTTCGATCAACAGTTCGCAATGATTGGGATCAAATTTGCTGATCCCTTCATCGTAGAAATTCTTCCCCGTGAAAAAGCTATCGCCAGATGACGTGTTCATGCCGCCCACCCCTCTATGATGGCCGGATCGGCTTCGATGCATTCACGGGCGCGCAGCGACCAGCATATTCCACGCGTAATGTCTCGCCCGGTGGCGAGCCAGCGCAGCGAATTAATCATGCTCGCGTTCGTGGGGCGCTTTCCGGTCGGAATTGACAGCAGGTTGCACAGGTCGCGCAATTCTTCGTGCCACAAGATTTGCAGCGCCGTTTCGGGCAGTGCGGTGAATGGCTGCAAATTCGGTTCCGGCCACTTCGCCAACCAGTCGTAACCCGGATTCAGGGCGCGCGGTTTTTGCGGGAAAATCCAAACATCGCGGTCATTTTCAAACCCTTCGGGGCGGTCGTATCGGTAATACGCACCGTCGCGCTCAAAATGGGCGGTAGACTTGTTCGACGGCCTTACAACAAGGAATTTTTCATGCAAGACGGCGAGCGCATGGTGCGCAACCCGCTTCATTGCTTTCATCTGGCTATCGAGCCGATCAAGCTTGTCTTTGGCCGACTTGATTTCAACCGCGATGATTTCAGCACGGTCTACTGCCATCACATCAATGCGGTTTCCGCCAAAAGAGGCATTAATTTCGTGGATGATGCGCGCCTCTGGTCGATGCTGGCGCAGAAAGGTCACAACAGCGTCACGAATTTCACCCTCTGCAGAGGATCGATAAGCGGGCATTATTCAGCCCTCCCATCGACTTCATATCCCCATACATCCCAGCCGGGGCGCTTGCGGCGCGCGTTCAATTCCAGCTTTGGGAGATCCGGATAAAATTTCTCGATCTGTTCGGCGAAATATTCCGGCTTGGCGGAATGCTCGCCTTTCTTTTCGACATAAACCGTCGGCGGCAACATTTCCGGCAATGGACATGCCACCTCGCCGCGCCTGCCGATCAGCAGCAGTTCATGTCGGTCCCTGCCCCAATAGCCGGTGCCGATATCGACCTTGTCCCAGACCCAGTGATGCACATAGGTGAAGCCGCAAGCCTGCATGACCCGCAGCGAATCCGGCAACATCGGATTCGTCGCCCAGAGGAACAGTACAGAAGGATGACTGCCGCCGATCAGCTCCACCATCTGGGCGATAATTTCGTCAGTGGTCATCGTCGGATAGTGATTCTCGGCGCTCTTTTCGCGCCCTGTCACTTCCGAATGAACCTGAAATTTCCATGCCGGATCTGCATAATAGACCGGATAGAGCCGATCCAACGTTGCCGGTGCCGTCGCCTTGCCGCGCTCTGCAGTCAGCGCCATTTCGGTAAGCCGGACGGCATGGCGCACCTTTTGTTGCTGCGCACGAATGCTCTTGTTCTCGACTTTGATGCGCTTTTCTTCCGCCAGCGCACCCTCGACCCAAGCAATTTGCGCAACGTCCGACGGCAAGGCCTTGAGGCGATCCAGCGTCACACCATTATCGAGCCGGGTGCCCCGCAGCTTGTCGAGCGCAGCCTTGCAGATCTTTTCACCGCGCTCGGCGTCGCGTCGAATGCTTCGCTCCGGCTTTCCCGTCAGCTCTGCCGTGGCAGCAACGAAACTCTTACGCTCTGCCCGGTCGACCAAGTGGCCAACTTGGCCGCTTGATTTTCGGTCGCCACCGTGCCCTGTTTCCGGGTATTTCAGGAGGTAAAGTTCCTTGCGGCGGAAAACGAACATGGCGCGATCAGCTGGCGTCAGCTCGGCACGGGCAAGATTCTCGTCGATCTCCCAAAGCTCGGCATCGAGCGCGCTTTCCTTTCGCACAAAGGCCGGGATTTCCTTCCAGCCTATGGCAAGCGCAGCAGCCAGCCGGTGGGCACCCGCCGACAGAATGTAAGGCGACGCGCCCTTGCGCTTGCTGTCATTTGCCCGGACTGTGATCGGCGTCCGTAAGCCCAGTTCTGCAAAAGATGGCTTCAACGCCTCGACTTTCGCGGGATCTACATCGCGCAGGCGCTTGCCAGTGTCGATATCGGATATCCGGATCATTTCAGGTACTAGCGCATTCATGTCACCGCCCCGCAAGAAACAGAAAGAAGATGAGAAAAGCCGCGACTGGTGACTCAGCAACCAACGCGGCACAGACGATCAGCGCGACCTCGCGCGGCTGGAAACGGGCGATCATGGGCCGATCCGCCGAAGCGGTTCCCTGCCGTGCAGTTTGCGAAAATCGTCGCGCAGCTCGGCCAGCTTTTCCCAGCCCAAGACCTGCCAGCGTCCATCCACACGCTTTACGGCAAAGCGATTGCCCTTGCGCCGAACCTCGACGCCAAACCTTTGCAGTTCATATTGCGTGGCATCAAAACCGGATCTGACGCCGCATTCGAAGCGACGAGGCCCGCCATTTGCAGCCAGCCATTGCTCGACGAGTGAGGAAACAGCGGTCATTTTCCTGCCTCCAGACGCAGCAATACGTCCTCCAGCGCTCGGATCGCCTCGCGTACTTCCTTGGTGATTTCCCGTTTTTCACCCGCGTCAATGCGGCCATCTTCCAGCGCCGTAACGATGGATTTCGAAACATCCATCGCCTCGGACATGACGCGATGAGCATCCATTTCCGTAAGGGGCTTGTTGTCGGGTGCTTTCATGGCCCCGGATGTTGCCGGGACAAGTTCATATCCGAGCAATCCGGCTGCGGCCTTTATGATCGTCGGTGTTTGCGCGCGCCGGTCGACCTCGACCGCGACATCAATCGGCATGAAGCTGTCGGCATGTTCTTCGCCAAACGATGCGTACTTGGAAAGCGTCGATACGCCGACACGAGTAAAGGGCACGATGCAGGAAATGCCGCCTGACAGCATGTATGCGCCATCGGTAGCAGACTTGAGGGAACGCTGTTCTTGCTCGGAAATAGTGCGCACGGAAACACCCCTGAAAATTTCAAGGAAAAAAGTTCGTCAAAGGATTCGATGAAGTTGGTCAGCCCAGCCGGTACGACTGAGAAATCAGATTAACCAGGTGGCCCACAGGCTGAGGAAACGACCGATGAAGTCATTACACCGCACTCCCCAGAACAGAGGATGCCGGGGCGCGTCCGGCGTCGTCCTTACGGCGCGCCCCGGCTCTTACGCCCGATGGGAAGATATCAGGCGATTGGAAACCGGTTGCAGGAGCGGGATTCGAACCCGCGACCTGTTGGGTATGAACCAACTGAGCTACCGCTGCTCTATCCTGCGACAAAGAAGCTGGAGCGTCCGAGGGCGGCAGGGACGCTCCAGCATCACCCGCAGAGGAACTGACGGGCGAATTCTCTTCAAGATTTGTGCTTGTAATGTTCGAAATACGATCAGCGCAAAAGAAGTCTTCCCGAACAATGTCAACGCCAGCACCCCGGCAATACTCAAGAATCTTCTGCTGATCTCTAAGCGGAATGATGCCATCGCAACCTTCACGCTTCGAAGATGGATATGCCCAACGATAGATTCGTGACGGGTGCTTGCCAACGATAGCGGCCACCGCCTTCGCTCCACCGAGATAATCAATAATCGTTCTTGCAGGTTCCATGTCCATAACATGGATATTTGCGATCTTCGCAATTTTAAGTCAAGAGGGATTTTGCGATCTTCGCGATAGAAATAATCGCGACTATCGCAAATATTAAAGCATGGATATTCAGAAGCGCATCAAAGAATGGATCATCGGCGAGCTCAAGGCGCGCGGGCATGGATCTAAAAGCAAACTGGCGGCACATCTGGGCGTTAGACCTGATGCCATTACGAGAATGCTTAACTTAGCGCCAAATAAAGAAGTGCGAATTATTCACGCGGAAGAGCTTGTAAAGATAAGCGAATTTTTTGGTTCGCCACCTCCCGGCATTGCCGACACAATGTCATTCAACGACGATGAGTTTCTTCAGGCTTACAATGCGGCTGATGATGAGACAAAGGCTGATTTGAAACGCTATTTAAAATTCCTGACTGAGTCAAAACGAACATAAGAGCACGTTTTTCCTCATCAGTGAGAAGCCTCCAGCATTCCAGCACACCATCACTCATTTATACCCACCTCACACCCTTTTCCCTGTGAATGATGCTGGAATAAAAAGAACAAAACAAGAATAAATTTACTATCCACAGATACACACAGCGAATCGCAAAAGCGCTAGTTGCGATGATCGCGATTATCTCACATTTGATAATTTGCGATGTTCGCAATTTTTAGTTTGACAAAAATTTGCGATTATCGCAATTATCGACTCACCCCCAACGGAAAGCTGACCGCGCCGGATCGGGTTTGAGTAGAAGGCGCGGTCGGCTCTCCGGTTTGAAGAGGAGAGGACAAATGTCAGCAAGGCAATCTGTAGAGGATAAGGAAAATAGCGATCCCAGCCAGGGCAAGATTTCTTGTCGACTGCGCAAGATCGCCCAGTTCTTTGGCGTGAGAAAACAGCCAACCTTTGCAGAGATCACGAACCGCGTTCTTTTGCAGATGGAGGGATCTTCACTGCGAGAGGAACTCCTTCCACAGGGATATGTCTTCGTTCCAAATCAGCACGGCGACGGTATCGATGACAGAATTCGTCGTTATGGCCCACGGGTGAAATGGCGCGGTACAACCGCTTCGCAAAACGAAGGACTGGTTTCGATTTCCTTCGTGAACGCGACAGGAGCAATCACTCGGCAGGCTCTGGACTTTGAAAGCGCAGCCAAGTTACGCGATTCAATCAATGCCCACTTGCCTGCCCTCGTCAAGACGCCAGCGGTCGAGGTGCCGTCATGAGATGGCACCCCGATAGTAAATTGCCAAACCGAACGCCGCTGCGCCCGTCACTTGGGATTTTCCATTTCAAACTTGAACCCCCTCATCGGGAACCAGTTGGCGAATGCCCTTCGCCAGAAACCGACCGCATAGCGATATTCAGACGCTTCCGCTTCGGAATATGTTGCGTTAACGGCGGCGTTGAAGGCTATTGCTTGCACGCCACGATAAGAGGGTGGCGAGTCGGCATTCGCTCTCTCCTTTTTCGCCCGAAGCGATCGCAGCTCCTCAGCAGATCCATCGCATTCTTCGACATCAGCGAGAAGGTTGTGATACCGGCTGCGAAGCGCGCGATGGTCTCGCGCGCCGCCCGCCGGATCGACAACCAGCAAAACCACGCCAGCCAGCGCCGACGCCACTACCAGCCATGCCGGGTTTATTGGAAGCATGTTGGTCATGAGAGCAATGGCGCTCGTTCCGAGAAACACCTGCAATCCGGTGAGGAAGCGGTTAAGGCGAGCGAGGGCCTGCTCTCGCATAGCGTGGTAGGCGATCAGCTCGCGCAGCCCAAATCTGAGATTGTGGCGCTCTACTTCGTCCGACGGGGCGGCGGTGGCGGCGGTGCGAAGTTTGTATCGCCTCTTTGCCCACCCTTGCCCGGCAGTGGAGACGGCGTCGGTCGTGGTGGCGGTGGCGGCGTCGGTTTCCCGTCCTTCGATGCGTACCATTGTGATGGCTCCATCCCATTCATCTGGTCGTGTTCCTTTCCACGATTAGGTGTAGGTGCCGAATCGCGCCCACCGCGAGTCGGCACCACCAATTTACCAAGCAAATTCATTCCCACAGCGGGAAAGTGCAAGCCTTTCGCAAGGATCGGTTGCGCCCGCCCACATGAATCGACCGGGGTGTAAGATGGCAGAGCATTTCAATATCAGCCCACACATGACGGCAGCGGATTTCGATTGCCCCATTCGGAATACATATCTCGGACAGGCGCATATCGCCGGAACGGGACCGGAAGGGACGACCTGCCGCCAGTGCAAGCACTGGGGAAAAACAAAGTTCATCAAGGATGAACACGGCAACTATGTCGAAAAGTTTGCCCCCCCCAAGCGGAATGGCAGAAAGCACAAGCTGTTTCCGGGCGAGCCGAAAGACGCCTACTGCCTCAAACCCATCCTCAACAAAGCAAAGCGAGCCATCCCGCATCGCGCGTTGTCGTGCCGATTTTTCGAGCCGAGCGAGAACCCGATGCCCATACTCACCGGTAAGGATGCGTAACCATGCAGGATAATCACGAGTTTAAAACCGAAACAGGCGGCTTTCACTTGCCGACGGCATATCAGACCGAAGACAGCGACCTGAATTACATGATCGTTCTGTCTACTCTGATTGCGTGCGTCGCCTGCGCAGCCATTCTGGCATCGCGAATTTTCGGCTGATCGACCCAATTTTATGGCCCGTTGGTCAGATCAGGGAGAACGGCAGGCCATAGCGGACGAAACCCGCGATGCCGTTCTCGATACGATCTTCAACCAGTGGCGCGAGATCCGCACATCTGGCGCGTCTGCTGAGGACGCTTTGGACGGCTTGACCGAGGGCCTTCTGGCAGCGGTCGCATCACTCATCACCACAGTAACCGTGCCGGAGAGGCGCGAGGCAATGCCGCGATTGGCGGCAAACCGATTGATTTATCAATTCAAATTAGCCCGCGAGAGGGAAAGCCATGACTGAAACACCTTCCGCATTGGTCAAACCAGACAATCTGGGAAACCCGGAATTTTTGCTGACCACTAATGTCGCATCTCTGCGATCTGCACTTCAACTGACCGCGTTTCCGCGCGCTCATTTTCCCGTCCTGAGCATGGTTAGGTTTCAGGACGGCGAGATTACGGCAACCGATCTGGACGTTTGCATAAAAGCAAAGGTTCCAGCCATGGAAGCCTATGGGGCAGCACTCGCGCCGTATAGGGAATTGCAGGCGATAGCCAACAGCCTGAGAGCCGACACCCAAATTACATTGCGCTCGCGTAAAGGCGGCATTGCCTTGTCGTTTGATGGCGGATCTTATTTTCTTCCATCCATGGATGTCAGCGAGTTCCCGGAGTTCAGCTTCAAAGCTGAACGCTCCTACGCAGATATTCCAAAGAAGTTCACACAGGCACTTCGGTTCGCACTTCCAGCGGTCAGCACGGAGGAAACCCGATATTATCTTAACGGGGTTTGCCTGTCTGAGGACACCCATGGTGTGCCAGTCGCGGTCGGCACCAATGGCCACATTCTGGCAGCGCATCCACATGGCGTTTTCGGCAAGGAACTGGTAGGGCGCATCATTCCAAGCGCCACCGCCAAACGCGTAGCCAATCTGCCGTCACCTGACCGGATCGAGTTATCGAACAACGACAGGATCGCTTTCCATTATTCCGGCATATCGATTCTTTCGCGCCTGATCGACGGCACTTTCCCAGACTGGAAACGACTTCCTCATGAAATAACTGATAAGCACGCGCCAGTATCAGTCGACAGCAAAACGTTGGTCGCTTCCGTGCGTCGGATGAAAGGCGCTCTTAGCTTGGTTGGCAACCACACGTTTATCCATCTCATCACGACAGGTGGAATGCTGCACCTGGCAGGCACGAACCAAGAGCATTATGAGGCCGTGGAGCGCATGCCGGTTCTGGACGGCTCAGCGGTCCTCGACTTCAAGCCGAGCTATGCAACCGACTATCTGATCAAAGTCGGTCAGCTCGTGCAGGGCGACAAGCTCACACTGCACATTCCAAGCGATGTCGATACCGCAATCGTGACAGGTGAAGCCGACGGCTTCTATCTGCTGATGCCGTCCAGAGCTGATGCGAAATTCGCGGAAAAAGTCAGGCAGCAGCTGATCGCAGGCAATCTATCTGGAGAAGCCGCATGACCCGCGCTCCGATCAGCATCAACATCCACGATAGTCATTTTGGCATCTGGCAGGATAAAGCCCAAGACTCGACATTTAATGAGGAAGTTTTTCAGCCGATCCTGAAAAGCTTTCAGAAACGAGGATGGCGAGTAACGGCGGATCCGCAGGTCTACAAGCATCATCGGCGCATTTCAAAAAGCTATCGAATTGCCGCGAAAGGTCAGTTGCGCGCTGAAATCAAGATCTGCGGACGCTGCATTGAACTGGAATTTTGGTCTGAGGCGGCGACACCCGGCACCAACAGCAACGGACCGCGTTACGAGTTCGATAAGTTGAAGCGTATGCCGTATCTCGACCGTCAGCGCACGCGACTGGAATTTCGTCGCCTGCTAGCTTGGCTTGAAAAGCTTGCCCCAGTTTCGGTTTCCTTCCGGGACAAGACTGGTCTTTCCCCCATGGAGAGAATCCAGAAGGACTACGCGGAAAGCTGGCATACAGTCAAAGAACTCGGACGCCCTACATGGAGCGGCGACTACAACCGCAAGTCCGCCGACGGTCACTTGCTCGACCACGGCCAGACTGTCTGGTTTCGAGGTGATTGCGGGCGTTATTTGCGCGGAACAGCGTATTACAACATCAACAGTATGTGGTGGGTGATTGCGGGCGGATCCCTGCGCAACAAATCCTCTTTCGATCTCTATGCCGATCAGCCAGCCGACCTGCGCTCAAAAGTTCAGCGTCGCACCCGACGCGACCGCCTGGAAGCTGAATTGCGAAAGGCCATCGCCAATCGCAACTATCGGCGGGCGGAAACGCTTGATCGCATCCTGTTCGATGGGCAGCCCATCTACCTGATCTGGTCGCGGAAGAACGACGCATATTACGGCACAAATTACAGCGGCTACTCCAGCTCCAAATCGGGTGCTGGAAAATACACCCGTGCCGAAGCCGAGGCCGAAGTGCGCCGCGTACCACACATTCTGGAAGCTCACGGCGACAACGGCGAAATCATCAAATTTGGAGAAGCAGCATGAGCATGGCCGAACTGCGCGCCGCCAATTTCGCCCGCGATCAGGAATGGAACACCGGCAGCGAACGTGTTTCGATGACATTTCGCGCCACCGAGCTTGCCGGTGAAGTCGGCGAGGCCTGCAACGTCATCAAGAAGCTGGAACGCGAGCGCATCGGGCTTGTAGGATCCCGCGACACGAAAGAGCATCTTGCCGAGGAACTGGCAGATATTGTCATCTGCACAGACCTTGTCGCGATGGACGCTGGCATTGATCTGGACGCTGCAGTTGTTGCCAAGTTCAACGCCACAAGCGAAAAGAACGGATTAACGACCCGGCTGTCCACATCTCCCGCCACGGCACTCCCTTTCGAAGCAACCCCGGCGATGGTCAAAGCCGCGCTCGATCTTGCCTGGGAAGAAAGCGAGACATATGGCGATCTCGTTAGCCGGTTGTGGCGCGCCATGGCGGCGTTTGCCCAAGACCAGCCAAACGCTGCGCGCGACGTACTGGCCGAGCGCCGCCGTCAGATCGAGGTGGAAGGTTGGACGCCAGAGCATGACGACGAACATAGCAATGGTGAAATGGCCCGCGCTGCACTCTGCTACGTTACGGCAAAGGAACGCAGCCATCTCCCAAGTGTGCCATTGAAATGGCCGTGGCCTGACGAATGGTGGAAGCCGGACGGCTATCGTCGCAATCTGGTCAAAGCTGGCGCACTCATCCTCGCGGAAATCGAACGGCTCGACCGTCTTTCAGCGCCAGCTTCGGAGGACGCGGAATGAGCAAGCGCGGCGAATTTACCCCATTCATCAAATCCAAAATGGAAGCGTTTCTTGGTCGGGAGTCATCGAGAACGGAACTGCGCCTCTTGCCCTACTTGCATTATGTGATGGTCAACGAACAAAGGATAGAGCCGCTTAAGATCAATCAGGACGAACGAACGATCCTATCACAGCTTCGAGAAGCCGGTCACATAGAAGGTGGCGCGGCGGGCATGGCAATTACCCGCGAGTTCTACGACTTCATCTGCGACGTGGTGTTTTACGCGTATGTCGCCCACGAAGAAACGCCTTTTGAAGCCCCATCAGGAGGCGATAATGTTTGACAGCGAAACCACTCGGCTTATGCCTCTGCAGGAAGTGATAAAGATCACAGGAATCCAACGGGCAACCATATACAAGAAAATTAACGAAGGCAGCTTTCCAAAGGCGGTTAAGCTCAGTCCCACCTGCGTCAGATGGCGCTCAGACGAGATCCAACAGTGGATCGAAGAATTGCCAAGGCATTAGAGAGCGGGGGAACCCGCTCTTTTCTTATTCGCCAATTTCACCAAATATCGTCGGTGCTGACCGTCTTCGTCCACCGAGAAGATCGACGGCTGGTAGCGCGCCTTCCAATAACTTATCGGCCCAGATCTGTGTCAGTTCAGCGCGGCGAGCCATGTGTTGCGCCCGATTGTACGCGGCCTCAACCTTATCCTTCGGCTTATGTGCAAGCATGGCGTCGATAACGAACCTGTCGGCGGGAAATTCTTCATTCATAACGGTCGAAAATGTGGACCGCCAGCCATGCGGCACATGCCTATGAGGAAATCCCGCCCGATTGAGAAGATATCCAAGCGCATTCTCACTCATTGGTTTGTGTGCATGCCGGGTATTCGGAAATACATAAGGGCCCTTTCCGGTCAGAGTATGCACCGCCTTGAGCGTTTCCAATGCTTGGTGCGATAGCGGAACCTCGTGATCGTTACGATCATCATCCTTCATCGCTTTGCGCAACTTCATCCGCGCTGCCGGGATCCTCCATATTGGTTTCTCCGGATCCACGTCAGCCAACTCATCCCAACGCGTGGTAATCAACGTGCCGGGGCGAACAACGGTCAGCGCCAGCAGCCGCATGGCAAGCCGTGTAACGGGATGTGCAGGCTCACGATCGAGCGCTGCAATTATCTCTCGCGCCTCGGCCAATGTCGCGACGGCAGGCTGGCGTCCTTTTTGGATCGGTGTGAGTGCTTTCTGAACGATTGCCGCAGGATCATTCAAACCTTTGCCGCTAGCGATGGCGAAAACAAACACAGCAGACATGCGCTGCCGAACTCTATGTGCCGTCTCGACTGCAGGGCGCTTTTCGATCTTTCTGAGCACTTCAAGCACGTCAGGCGGAGTGATGTCGTTTATCGCAGTTGAACCGAGATCAGGAAAAACATCCCGCTCCAGGCTGGTAATCACGTCATCCGCGTGCCGTTCGACCCAAGACGATTTCTGCAGATCGAACCAGTCTCGCGCCACCCTCTCAAATGTGTTTGCGTCGGGATCTGGCAGGCCTGCTTTTAGTTTCCGTCTTTCTACAGCCGGATCTTTCCCGGCCTTGACGAGCTTCCGCGCCTCATCGCGGAGCTGCCTCGCTTCCGCGAGCGATACTTCGGGATATGAATCGAAGGAAAGTACTTTGGGTTTACCGGCGAACCGATATCGGAAACGCCAGACCTTTGAGCCGGCAGGCGTCACAAAAATGGATAGCCCGTGAGAATCGGTCAGATGATAACCTTTATCGCCTGCCCTCGCTTTTTTTATGGCCGTATCTGTAAGCATCAGCCCTCCCAGACCGTATACACATCGCACTTTGCGCGATGTACACATTCCCGGAGGCCGCTATACACATCATATACACAAAATGTGAAGCTTGTAGTAGCTGGCGGTAGATCGCGCTGGATAGTGAAGTGAGGAAAAACGCCCAGAAATGCAAGAGAAATAGCGCAGCACAGCGAAGTGTGGATTGTATACTGGCGGAGGGGGTGGGATTCGAACCCACGGTACAGTCTCCTGCACGCCGGTTTTCAAGACCGGTGCCTTAAACCGCTCGGCCACCCCTCCACGCAATTGAATTATTGTGCTTTTCCCGGTTCAGGAAAAGTAGCAAACCGGAACGAGCTACCGATTTGCGACCAATCGCTCAGCGAGTGACTTCTTAGCAGCTTTTCTTTTCACGTCAACGTGCCCTGTTTCATTTGTCAGCATTCTGGATATCAGGGAAAACGGCGCAACGCCGGTGACAAAAGCGCGATCCGGCGCTCCAAATGCAACTTTCGAGGTCATTGCCATGGCCGGCGATCGAATGCGCGCTAGGTTCTTGCAAGCAGTCCCTATCACAGATCGCCATTGTTTTCGGCCGAATTCAACACGGAGAAATCCCATGCAGCACGAAATCCGAGAAAATATGGAAGTCATCGGTGCCGATGGCGTGCATGTCGGCACAGTCGACCGCATAGAAGATAATCGCATCAAGCTCAAAAAGACCGATAATTCCGGCCAGCACAGCGACCATCATCATTACATCGAACTTGGCTTCGTTGCCGACGTGGAAGGCGACAAGGTAAGACTATCCGCCAACGCGAATGTGGCGGTGACACTGGAAGAAGAAGCTTCCGGCCGGCCGGTCGATCTGTGAAACGCACCTAAACGCCAATTCATAACACGGAGCCGCTGGCTGCCGTGTTATGAGGCGCGCCGGTCTCTCCCTTCAATCGTTGCAGATTTGGACGGCGATCTGATAAAGATTCCATGCAAAAATGCCGCAATCAGGTAATCGGCCTTGTCCTTTCCCGTGTTGCGGCCTAAACTTGAGTGGAAAATTCAAAATAAGAAGAAGGGAAGCGATGAGTCTGGATTCCGTAAAAGCCTTTTTTGCGGCCAAAGCGCCTGAAATCGAAGTGATCGAACTGCCGACCAGCACCGCTACCGTTGTTCTCGCCGCCGAAGCGCACGGCGTCGAACCGGGCCAGATTGCCAAGACGCTTTCCTTTTCGGCCAAGGACCAGACC